TCCTTTTCCTTTTTTCTCCCCCTATTTTTTTTAGAGAAGATATTTTCACTCCCCCTTTTTTCATTTCTCCCCTTATTTTTCGATATACATTTCTGCTTACATCTACGTAAGAACCCCCTAATAATTAATTGACAAGCTCTAGGTAAAGACGGTAGTATTCCCCCCAGGACATAACAATATAGTAGTTTTTATAACTTTTATAACTTCCAGGAGTAGCTATCATGTCAGATATTGAAAAATACCTGAAAAATAGAAAACACTTCCCTAAGAACATTGCAGAAATTAACGCAGATATAATGCGTAAAGCAATACGAGATAAAGAAGAGCGAGTTAGAAAGGCAGAAGAGAAGAAGAAAGAAATAATGGAGAAGAGGAAAAAAGCTGTTTCTTTTCCAGAAGCTAATACAGAGAAGATAGAAGAGATAGACCACTTCAAGTGCTACGTTACCTTTAGGAAGAAACAGACTACGATACGGATTAGAATGTCCCTTGCTGTCTTATACACACTAGTAACAGATATTGCTAGGAGCTTGAGTGGAGGGTATGTTGATCCGTTGAGAAGAGAAATAGAAAGGATAATAAGACATTATCCTAGGGATAGAGATATTAAAGGGATAGCGTCATTTATTAGTGACGTTATGGTAAAAGAGATAATAATAAAAATGGAAGAGTTAAACTACATAGATAATGCTTCAATACGGTACGATAGGATATTGGAGTTCTTGTCGATAAGGGGTTATTGTAATGACAAAGATTAGTACAAGAAAGAGAAGAGTCTTTACGAAAGAAGAGAAGAAAGTCGTAGAGAAAATAAATACGGCTACCCCTAGTATTATGGATAGGGATTTTATTGAAGCAGAGATTATAAAAGAGATAGTAGTATATCCTACTGCACAGTGTTCTCATGTAGAGAACGGGATACGTTGTAAGAGAAAAGCGGTAGGGAAGTGGGATGTTTGTGAAAGGCATGGTGGAGATCCTGTGATACCGGAGAATCTGTTTGAGAAAGATGAAATACCAGATGTTCTGCGTGGAAAGAAATATGATCCTGACTATCATCCGATGGAATATTTGGTGCTGGCTAAAGCCGGTATGTCTATTGTCGAAATAGCGGCAGAGTTTGAAGTACCAGTACGAGAAATAAGGAACTGGTCAGAGACGTACATGGAATTTAATAAAGCCTTTGAGATAGGAGAGGCTTTACATGAAGCATGGTACTTGGCGGAAGGAAAGAGAAACCTTGATAACCGTGGATATAATGTCGAGATGTTCAAATTTATGACAGGGAATAAACTTGGGTGGAGTACTAAGACGGAGAGCAAAAACTTGAATGTTACTGCGGGAGTCTTGGTCGTACCGAAGAAAGCAACTCTTGAGGAGTGGGAAGCTGAACATGGAAGAGGTTAAAAGAAAGAGGGGGAGACCAAAAGAAGTAGAATTTATCAATGATAAGGGTGATTATATCAACCATAAACGAGGCTTTATCAAGTCCGATGGTGTAAAATATGCTCTGAAACCACGTCCAATACTCAAAGAGAGCCTGGAAAACTACATTGGAGCCCCTGGAACTGTTGATTTGGATGGTTTATACATCCCTAAACATAAGAAAAAAGTAAGGGCAAAAGCTATCCCAGAAGAAGAGGGTAAGATACGTGTTGCTATGAGAAGGAGTTTCTACTCAGGACGGAGACACGTAAGAAAGGATTTATTACAAAGTGTTGACAGAGCTTTACGAACGATGTGTAGTAACCCTAATATGATCAGAGGGATATATAAGAACTTCATGGTCAAAGATATTGAAGTTGACCCGAAAATAAAAGCTGCTCAGACAAAATACAGGATGTATATGGTAAATATTGGGCGGCATAGGAAGTCAGAGACCTTTGTGAAGGAGCATTCTGAAGGAATTCTAACCGTTGATGGTGTTCACAGAGTACGAAAAGTGCTTGGAGAACGACAAAAATTGCATCCAGAGCGAGAAAATATAGTAACTGGGGTAGTGGTTTCAGAGGAAATTGGTGCTGAATAATGACTATAATGCCCCCATCATCCGTTAAACACATCTGGGAACCACATCCTGGTAGCCAAGTCAGTTTCTTAAAATGCCCAACCGATGAAGCGTTACTTCATGGGAACCGAGGTGGTGGTAAGACTGATACCCTTCTTATGGATTTCTTGCAAGACGTTGGAGTTGGGTTCGGTGCTGAGTGGAGAGGAATTCTCTTTCGTGAAGAGTTTACACAACTCACCGATGTTATCAATAAGAGTAAAAAGTGGATAGCACAGATATTTCCAGGTGCAAAATGGAATGGTAGTGATCATAAATGGACTTTTCCAGAAGGGGAAGTCCTTTATTTGCGATATATGCGTGTTCCTGGTGACTACTGGGGTTATCATGGCCATGAATATCCATGGATTGGCTGGGAAGAGTTAACAAACTGGGCTACTGACGAATGTTACAAGATGATGATGTCGTGTAACCGATCATCAAATAAGTATGTACCAAGGAAAGTAAGGGCAACATGCAATCCAAGTGGAGTTGGACACGGCTGGGTAAAACATCGGTTCATTGATGTTATCGGTCCAAACAAATCGTATCATGACCCAGAGACTGGAAAGACACGGGCGCACATAGTATCAAGACTCGCAGAGAATACCACCCTCCTTGAAGCACAGCCAGATTATCAGCAGACTATTGCAATGGCTGCACAAGATGATCCGGTAAAACAAAAAGCCTGGGTAGAAGGAAGCTGGGATATTATCACTGGTGGATTCTTTACCGACCTTTGGGATACCAAAATACATGTTATTCCATCGTTTAAGATACCGAGAACATGGTCTATTCATCGTAGCTTTGACTGGGGTTCTACAAAACCTTGGTGCGTTAGCTATGTTGCAGAATGTAATGGGGAACAGCCCGAAATTATCCAAGGTGATTTACCATACTTGCCAAAAGGTACTTGTATATGTATAATGGAAATCTACGGATGGACTGGTGTTCCCAATACTGGCGATCAAGCAACCTCTGCTGTCATAGCTGAACGAGTTTTAGCTGTTGACAAAGCACTTGAAATGGAGCATGGTGTCAAAGTACATATTGGCCCCGCCGATGTACAAATTTGGGAAGTAAAAGACGGTGTTAGTATTGCCGGTAACATGTCGAAACACGGTTTATGGTGGAGTCGTGGTATAAAAGGAACGGGTTCTCGTGTTGCAAGTCTTTCTATTGTCCGTACGATGCTGGGTGCGGCAAAAAGAAGGGACATGGAAAACCCGCACTTGTATTTCTTCGATACAGCACGGCATCATATCAGAACAATACCTATCCAACAGCATGACGATAAGAAGCCCGAAGATATTGATACCACGTTAGAAGATCATTGTTTTGTTGGGGATACTTTAGTTATAACAGATAAAGGTTCTATTCCCATTATAGAACTTGTTGGAACTACTGGACGTGTTTTATCTGCTAATGGGATTTATGAAAAGTACTGTTCTTGTAGGTTAGTAAAAAAACAAGAAGATATTGTAGCTGTTCACTTTTCTGATGGAACTATAATAAAATGTACTCCGTATCATAAATTTGTTACCACCAGCGGTTTGATCCAGGCAAAAGACTTATTGACACTCTCCGGTACTTCTTGTATAGTAAGTATATCCAATAAGGAGGGATCAATATGGAAAAAGTTACAGTTATATCAGAAAGTAAGCAGAGATTTTTGGGAAAAACTTACTATTTTTGCGGGGAGTACTTTCAAAGAAATGGTAGTAGGTTACACAGAATTATTTGGCAACATCACAATGGGGCAATCCCAGATGGGTGGCATGTCCATCATAAAGATAAAAACCCCAAAAATAATGAATATAGCAATCTCGAACTTCTTTGGGGAACAGAGCATTTATCCAATCACACGAAAGAACGGGGAATGCGTCCAACTAAACAATGTTGGGATGAGGCAAGTAAATGGCATAAAGGAGCGAAAGGAAGGGCGTGGCATGAAGAACATTATGCCAATGTTAAAGATACCCTTCACGCAAAAATTACTCGCTCATGCGTTCGGTGTGGTACGGAAGTTTTCACTAATAGAAAAGTTGCCAATGCTTTTTGCTCCGCAACTTGTAAAGCCGCATACAGAAGGGCATCTGGAGTTGACGATATTACAAAAATCTGTATCGTGTGTAGTTCCTCATACACGTGCAACAGATATGCCAACAGAAAAACGTGTTGTTCTTCATGCCGCACGGCATTACGTAATAAATCCAATAAAGATAGAAAAACTTCCGTATAAAGAAGATGTGTATTGTTTGGAAGTTCCAAAAACACATTTGTTTTCAATTGAAAATGGGGTTTTAGTATCTAATTGTATAGATAGTTTACGGTATATGTTAGCCAGAAAACTCAATAAAATGAAGCGTAGAAAGGTCAAATCATAGGGGAAATCAATGTCAATACCTACATCAATGTCATCTTTTGATTCGTACAAAAAGGACCAACGGATTACAGCATCGTCTGATCCGAGTGTTACTGCCCCAGGTTATACAACTTCCGCTGAAGGATGGGCTAAAGTTCGTGACTGTATCAGTGGCGAGCATACCATTAAAGCCGCAAAAGAAAAATATCTCCCAAGACCAGCCGGTATGTCCGGTGAATACGCAGATGCTTACGATGCTTATATTGAGCGGGCGCATTTTCCCCAAGTCTGTTCATACGCCCTGCAAGGTGCCCTCGGTGTTGTTGTCACAAAACTCCCAGAATTTAATGTCCCAAAGAAAATAGAATATCTCCTGAAGGAAGCTACTAAGGATGGTATTACTATCCAGCAGCTTTTCCTTGATATGATCATTGAGATTCTTACAACAGGTCGGTGCCCATTGGTCGTTGACATTGTGGAAGAAACCAATGAATTCAAGTTTGTTCGGTATAATGCCGAATCGTTGATCAACTGGAAGAGTGAGACAATGGGTGCCGAGAAGAACCTTATTCTCGGTGTTCTTAAAGAAGCCCTTCCCCTGGACGATGATATTTTCTCGCATGAAGTAGAGACTGTTTATCGTGTTCTATACATTGATCAGGATACGGGACAGTATCAGTTGAAGCTGTATGGTGATCAGGGAGAATACGAAGACTTCAGTGCCACCCCTGCGTATATGGGAAAGACACTGGATGAAATTCCATTGTTCATAGCAGGTAGTATTAATAACGGTGTCAATCTCCAGCCAGTTCCCTTATTATCTGTAGCAAACTGTTCGGTTCAAATTTACCGTAAAGAGGCCGATTTAGCCAATAGTGAGTACCTTTCTTGTAACCCCACCCTGGTAATGGCCGGTGCTTCTAACGATGATGATCTACCGAATGTCGTTGGTTCCTCTGTAATGATAGTTCTTCCAGATGCGCAAGCCCGTGTTTTCTATACCGTAACAGATACCGCAGCATTACAACATGTTAAAGAACATATTCAAGATTTATATGAGGAAGCTATCCGACACGGTGTTGCTATCCTTGATAGTAGGAAAGGAGTTGAGTCCGCAGAAGCTCTCCGAATCAGACAGGCTACACAATCTGCTAGTATTTATAGCATCTACCTGTCTGCTCTTAACGCTATTCGGTCTGGGTTGCATCTTATTTGCGACTGGGCAGGTCTGAATAAAGAAGAAGTAATAATAGACGCTCCGTCCGCCCTGACCTACGGTATTCCAGATAGTAACATCATCCGTGAAATCGTTGAAGGCTTTGGTAAAAACGTTATGCCTCTTTCTGTTGTTCACCGTTATCTTGTGGGTAACGGTCTACTTGATCAGACAGTTTCTCTGAAGGAATACATAGGGGAACTTATGGCACAGAGGGAATTCATCGCAATGAATACTAACGTTATCCAGTCAGGGACTGATACAGAAGATAACATGGATGTTAAAGAAGATAAGGACGGTACGACCACTGGAACAGAAGTAACTGGTGATGACTCCGACCCAAAAGATAAGAAGAAAAAGGCAGCAAAAGATTCCTCAGACACTGGAGAATCTTCTAAGAAATCAAGTAATTACGCAGCATAACAGCCAGGAATAACCCTGGTAACACCCATTCCTAGAGGGAATGGAAAAAATATTCTCCAGAGGAGGAGCATATCATGGATTTTTCGTTTATCGCAGATGAGGAACTTAGGGTAAAGGCAGAGACAGCACATGCTGAATCTATGAAGGTCGCAACAGCCGATATTGAGGCTAAAATTGACGCAGCGGTTCAGGGCTTGAAAGCCAAGAACGACGAGTTGCTCACTGAGAAGAAAAGCATCCAGGCTCGGTTACAGGAGTTCAGCGAAATTCCTGATCCTAAACTGGCTAAGGAGGCTTTTGATTTCTTCCAGAAGTCCACTGAAGCACAGATGATTAAAGAAGGGCGTACAGACGAGCTTATTCAGATGAAAACTGCCCAGTTCCGTGCTGATACAGAAGCAAAGATGCGGGAACTTGAAGGTAAACTGACTGAGACAGCTAGTACAGCCGATACATATAAAAACCGTTTTGAAGCAAAGATGGTTGAAGATACTCTTAGGGAAGCGGCTATTCGTGCCGGTGTTATTCCTTCTGCCGTATCTGATGTTCTATTGCGTGGTGGTCATACGTTCTCCTTGGGCCAGAGTGGTGAAGTAGAAGCCAGGGACCATACAGGGAAATTGATGAATACCAAAGATGGTAAGATTCTTACTCCTGAAAACTGGGTAGCTGAATTGAAAGAGCAGTCACCGCACTATTGGCCACCATCCAAGAGTGGCGGTTTCAGTGGTAGTGGTGGTGTGAGTGATGATGATATCCAGGCACGTCTTGCGGATTTAGCAAAGAATGATCAAGCCGGTTATCGTGCGTTACGGGCAAAAATCGCCGCACAGCGTAAAAAATAATGCTATCTGATAAATTTCTATTGACATAGAAATTTGTAGATTGTATACGTATATATAGAGACTCAGGGGGTCTCTACGAAGTTTTCTGAAGCCTGGGGCTGACGAATCTATTTTGATATGATTCATCGGCTTATTTTGGTTACATATAATAAGAGCCGATTGAGTCTAACAGCTTGATCGGCTCTTTTTCGTTTAGAGCAAAAAACAAAACAAAACCTTTCATAGGAGGATGTAAAAATGGCAAATTTGTGGGATCACCCAGAAATTCTGGTAGCAGAAGCACTGACTCACCTTGAGGACGCCCTCGTTGTCAGTAAAATGTGTGCAGTGGATAAGACTTCTGATTTCACCAACACATCAAATGGTTGGAAAGTTGGTGACACCGTATCGTTCCGTACACACGGCGATTACGAGGTTAAAGAGTTTACCGGCAATATCGTTACTCAGCCGATCAGCTCCAGCCGTAGGTCAATGACCATCGAGAAGCATTTCGACGTTTCTGTTGAGTTGACGACCCGTGAAATGGCTCTTGATCTGGATTCATTTACTGAGCAGGTTCTTCAGCCCGCTTCTTATCGTCTCGCCGAGAAAGTTGATTCTTATATTTCTGCCAAGATTCTGCATGGCCTTGGAATGTACGCTTCTACTTCTCTGCTCACCACCGTAGCTGACGTTGCCAATGCCCGTGCTGCCGCTACTCTTCAGCAGTTGGCTCCCCAGCGTTTCGCCCTTGTTGACTCCGTTACTGAGGTAACACTCCTGAGTCAGGATTGGTTTAACCGTGCTGATTCTCGTGGTATGGCTGGTGTCAATTCACTGCAAAGTGGTATCATGGGTCATGTAATGGGTATGGACTGGTTCTCTAGCCTCGGCTTCCCGACTAGCTCCTTTACTCCTGGTACTGGTGTTGGTGTTACGGTTGCCGCTGATCCTACCAAGAATCAGATTGGTATGGACACTATTTCTACCACAGCTACTACAGGAACATTTAATGCTGGTGATCGTATTATGGTTGCTGGTATGCGCCGCCCGATGATCGTTAAAACGCAGACCGTTGCCACCGCTACGGAAATTCCGATTGTTGACCAGATCAATGAACTGGTTCCTGCTGGTGCCGCTATCACGACCCTTGCCGCTGCCAAAGCTACGACCGTTCGTGGTGCTATTTTTGACAATCGTTCCCTGGCAGTTGCTTTCCCGATGCTGGACATTCCTAATACCCAGAGTGGTGTTGCTTCCAATAACGGCGTAAATATCCGTCTTGTAAAAGACTACGATATCAACACCAAGAAACATACCATGTCTCTTGACCTGTTGGTTGGTGCTTTCGCCCTCGATCCTCGTCGGATTACTCTGTTGGCTAATCGGGCTGTTTAATCAGTTATCTGATTAAAGGAGAATTACAATGGCTCTTGTTCCTATGTACAAAGAAGACCTCGAAATTTCTGCTGAAGATTGGCAGGTTGAGGATATGTCTGCCGCTGGTTGGTCTACTGAGAAAGTAGAAAAGCCAGCGAAAGAAGCAGATAAACACGCTGCCTCCGGTAAGCGTGTACTGCCAGCAAAGCAGGAATAATCTATGGCACTCAATGCAACAGTAGGGGCGGCTGATGCCAACTCCTACGTAACCCTCGCAGAAGCTACTGCTTATTTTAGCGATAGGGTGCATTCCGAAGGGTGGGATTCCTTGGTAAACCAGGAATCCGCCCTCGTTACTGCATCAAGACAGCTAGATTGGTATGCTCGGTGGAAAGGATCGAAAGTATCCAATACACAAGCTATGGGATGGCCCCGTGTGGGCGTTACCCTGGCTGATGGTTCTGCGTACACCTCTGTTAGTATTCCAGCAGAGGTTAAAGTTGCAGTTTTTGAGTTAGCTCTATCATCCATAGACACCGATAGAACGGCAGATTCAGACATGGCGGGCCTTTCCGAAGTAAAGGCTGGGTCCGTTATGCTGAAAGCTGACGATGGTTTATATAACACAAAACCCAAGACTATCCCTATAAAAATATGGAAGATCATTAATGATTTCACCATACGGGCTAGTAGTGGTCTCGTTCGGCTGGTGCGTGCGTAATGGCAATAGATGCGGTCATCAAGAAAGGTGTAAACACGATATTCAAGGTATTGAAATCCTTGGTACACAGTGCCACTTTTACGGCAGTATCCGATGACGGTTTCGGTACTATTACGACTGTTCCTTACAGCATTGATATAATTATCGACTCATTTTCAGAACGGGATGTACAGTTCCTGTCTTTTTCTGAATACATTCAACCCCAAGATGTTAAAGGCATGATAAAAGGCGAGCAAATTCCTATATTTCCCTCCAGCAAAGATTATATCGAAGTTGCTGGAACTGGAATTTTCAGCGGAAAATTCAGTGTCATAGCTTGTACCACTGACCCTGCTGCCGCAGTTTATACCGTGTTACTACGGAGAGTATAATGTCTATTAAGGTGAAAATGACTGGGTTAGATAAGCTCCAAAAGATTGTTGACAGTATGGAAGACACCCAAAAGAAAGTGACAAAGGGTGTTCAACAAGTAGTAGGGGCGTATACAAACGGTTTGATTAAACAACTGCAAAGTGCTTCCCCTGTTGGTACTGGGTATCGACGAAATCATGACCGGTTTCATGCTTCTTGGCGTGCTACAGCGAATGTTGTGAATGGAAGTACCTTGCATGTCCGTATAACAAACAAGTCAATACAAGCCCCAGCAATTGAGTTTGGTTCAGATCCTGGTAATGCCCCCTGGCCTAGTGGGTCAAAGGGCCAAAAAAAGGAAAAGGGGAAGAAAACCCCCTCTGGAAAAACAGTATACTCGCAGGGAAAGGTGTGGTCAACACAAGCGGTAGGTGGTGTTATCCGCAAAGTTATTCCACCAAATTTTCAAGCCGATCTAACAAACAGTCTTCGGATTAAAATAGTAAAAAGTATTATAGGAGAGGATAAGTAAGTGGAAACACGGGAACTGGGCATTCTTGAAATCATCGACAGATTGAAGACGTACAAGGATGTTTTGGGCTTAAAGACCTTTAAGCGATCCCCCACTACTCCTATAAGCGAAACTAATCTCCCCTGTGTCTTCTTGCATGAAGATATAGATGAGATTATAAAGGAAAGCGGACGAGGCGGGCTTGGATATCCTGCCACCAGAACTCTTGAAGTTGTTTTAGAAATTGTTACTGGGGGTACTGCCGATGTTCGACAGTTATACTTAAAAGTACGAGCTGCTGTGTTGAAGGATGGGTGCAGAATTGCTCCAAATACCTTCATCAAGGAGATACGGACAGAAGGACCGACCGGGTACGGTTTACCCGATGTTTTAGGAATGAAACTCGTGTTTGCTTTGACCTATCAGGATGAAGGCATAAACATTCAATTGTAATCTTATGGAGGATTAAACAATGACAACTGCACCCAACACAGACAACTACGCTCTTGGCAAAGGTATTATCTTTTTCGATGAAAAAGATATGGCTACCGGCCTGTACAAAGGAGAGCGTGATCTTGGTAATGCCCCTGCTTTCGCATTCAACATCGCCCTTGAGAAACTGGAGCATTTCAGTTCTCGTGGTGGTCTGAAAGCGAAGGATAAGGAAATTATCTCTCAAATTACTCCTGGTGTTTCGTTCACTCTTGACGAACTCAACCTGGACAATCTGGCCATGCTGTCACTGGCTACGACTGAGATAGTAACTCAGACTACTATCCCTATCACCGACGAGCCCCATGTTGCCCATGTTGGCAAACGTATCAAGTTGGCCTACCGTGGTATTTCTCTTATTACTGTCACGGGTACTGGTGCTAAATCCGCTACTACCTATGTAAATGGCCCTGACTATGTTATCGACGATGCGCTGAAAGATGACGTTATTGGTCGTATTTACATTCCGCCCACTTCTTCTATCGTAGAAGGTGACAGCATCGAGATTGACTACACCCGTGCCGCTGTAACCTACACCAAGATCAAAGCGTTCACCAAGACTCAGGTTGAAGGTCGTTTGCGTTTCGTATCTGACAATCCGGTTGGTGGGCAGTCCGAGCTTGTTGTTTGGCGTGTTTCTCTGACCCCGAGTGGTGATACTTCTCTGATCGGTGATGACTGGTCAACTCTCGGTTTCTCCGGTGAAGTACTGAAAGATGCTACTGGGCATCCTGACTCACCGTACATGGAATTCATCGTGGCTTCGTAAGCACGGATGACCTTGTAGCCATAGCTACATATTAGGGCTGGGGCCACAACCCCAGCCCATTTTTATACCAACACATTATGGAGGCCCAAGATGGCTCGTACTAAACTTTCCCTGGATTGGGATTCGTTGTTTCCTGGTGAAACAGTTGAAATCGGAACCTTTCCCCTCGTAATAAAACCCCTCAGTATTTTCGCTCTCGCATCTGTAGCAAAACAACTCAAAGGCTTTGGTGCCATTCTGCAAGCAGAAGGTGTCACTTGGGAGAATTATAGTTCCCCCGACAGCCTTATAAAACTCGCTACTATTCTCCTTACGCAATTTCCTTCTGTCCTGGCTGATGCCGCCGATGTTGAGCAGGAAGATATAGAGAAACTGCCTTTGGAGTATGTTGTCAAGATTCTCGACAAGGTTCTCGAAGTGAACCTGAAGTCCCGAGAGGACCTCGAAAAAAACTTCAAGTCTTTGGCCAAGAAGTTTCAGACAGTAGTTCCGAAACAGGAATAGCGCAAATTGCTCAAATTTTAGTTGAAAATGGGCATTCTTGGTCAAAGGTAAAGGAATACACCCTGTCTGAAATTGGTGCATTCCTAGCCGTAGTTTTGAGGCAACGTGGACCTTCGAAAGCAGACAAGTTGAACCTGTTATGGATGGCTAACAACGTTACGCAAAAAGGACTACAGGAGATAACAAAAACCCTGCAAAAAAGCGGCTTGAGCGGTGAAGCCCTGAAGCAGGATGAAGCACACGAAATAGCAAATAACTGGAAGAAATTAGCAACATTCATGGGGAGTAGACGATAATGGCAAAAGTACCCAAACCTGCGGCATCCAATAGTCTAGGGCAAGTTGCCATAGATATTCAAGTCACCGGAAACGTTCTTTCCTCTTTTCAGGGTTTTAAAACTGAGTTCCAGACTATAGTAGCATCTTTTACTACTATAGAAAATGCTATAGAACGCATGAGTAGTGCCACTAAGGGTATCGGTGGCACTATGAATGCTTTTGCCGCCGACTTGGGCAAAATAGTTCTCCCACCAAAGTTCGATTCTTTTATCGGTAGCTTAAAAACGCTAAACGATATCAAAGTTCCAAATCTAGAGAATTTCACTAAAGGTCTTTCCACCTTACTTGGGATCAGTGTACCTGACCCACAAAGGATGGAAAAGATAGCTGAAGCATTACGTAAGTTCAATGGCCTCAATTTCCCACAAGGTCTTGATAGTTTTGCCAAAGGATTAAAAACCCTGGAAGATGTGGATGAAGCTGAACTTGGTAATACTATCAAGAAGCTCGACCAGATGCACGCTTCTATTAAGAAGTACAATGGGCTTACTATGCCTAGTCTCAAGGGGCTGGCAGATGGTCTTAATTCCTTACAGCATGTCAAGAATATTGGCGCACGGGCAACACAACTCGTTTCTTTGGCGGATAACCTCAAGCAACTGAATGGTATTAAACTGCCTAATCTTCTGCCTTTGGCTAATGGATTACGTGCACTTGAAGAGATCAAATCAGTTGGTAAAGGAAGCCAGTTAGCCAAATTGGTAACTATGCGGGATCAGCTTGCCCGCTTCAACGATGTAAAAATACCAAACTTCTTGCAACTTGCCGAGGGTGTTCAACTTCTCGATAAACTTAAATTAAAAGACAACTTATCCAATAACCTCGCTAAAATATCCACAGCCCTTTCTACTTTCAAGGGGCCAGATAACATTCCAAACCTGGGCCAGTTTGCCAAAGGTATATCAGAACTCAATACCATTGACGATGCTGGTGGTGCCAATGTAGGAAAACGCCTTACTGAGATAGCGCAAGCTGTTAAAGCATTTGATAATGTCACCATTGACAGCACTTTTGCCAAAGACATAAAAAACATCGCAGAAGCCTTCAAAATATTTGATGCTGCTAATGTAGATGAACAAAAAATTAAGGAATTAATCAAGTCCCTGAATGGCCTTGAATCCGTTAATATCAGCAAAGAGACTTCCAAAGAATTAACAAAATTAGGTAAAACCCTTAATATATTTACTGCTATCCGTATTCCTAATCTTGATGCCCCTGAGCAGGATAAACAATTAGAAGATATTGCCACATCATTAAATACATTTTCTAAATCTGTAGAGGGAGTACGTATCCCTTCATTGAATGCTCTGACCAAGGGAATCATCGAGTTCAAGGATGTAAATATAACTGCCGAACAAGATAAACGTCTTAAATCTATAGGCGAGTCATTAAAGACTTTCTCAAAGCAGGTAGAAGCAGTCCGCATACCCAGCCTGAATGCTTTGACTAAAGGTATTAAGGAGTTTAAGGATGTAAAGATAACTGCTGAACAAGATAAACGCCTCAAATCTATAGGGGAGTCATTAAAGACATTTTCAAAGCAAGTAGAAGCGGTACGTATACCCTCATTGAATGCCCTTACTAAAGGCATTGTTGAATTCAAGAATGTAAAGATAACTGCTGAACAGGATAAACGACTTTTATCTATAGGGGAGTCATTAAAGACATTTTCAAAGCAAGTAGAGGAAGTACGCATTCCTTCATTAAATGCTTTGACCAAAGGTATTGTTGAGTTTAAGAATGTAAAGATAACTGGTGAGCAGGATAAACGTCTTGAAGCTATAGGGAAGTCATTAAATACTTTCTCTACACAGGTAGAAAAAGTTAAGATACCCAGTCTGAACGCTTTGACGAAAGGTATTAAGGAATTTACTGCTGATATAAAAATAAAACCGGAACAAGCCGCCCAGTTAGAGAATATAGGTTCC